AAACATAGTTGGCACTGGTGACGGCACCAACGTGAATCGGTCCGGCATCCAGACTGGTCGGCGCCACGGGATTGCCGCCCGTCCAGGCAAGATCGGCGTCTAGCTTCTGGTCAAGGCGATGAGCGTGACCGTCGCAGTCGAGGCGGGCCACGTAGCCACTCGTGGAGAGCGCGCGGTCGATCGTCCGAATCACTCCCGCGAACGCCGATTCCCAGACGCCATCAATCGCGTACTCCACCTCGACCGTCGCGTTATGGACGACGTGATCCGGGAGCGGCAATGCGAGGGTGAGGTCGCAACTGCCGACCGGCTGGCCGGTGCCGTGACTGGTCCGAAACGAGAGCACGTCGGTTTCGGTCTCGGCAATGAAGACGCGACCCTCGACGGTCTGGGTGCGGTTCGCCATCACGAACCGTCCATCTGGAACGTCGCGTCAACCTCGACCGATTCGGAGATGGCGAAGACCTCGCGATTGATGAGCGAGACGAGAAGCACGTCCGGCAGCACGTCGTAGAAACGATCGCCCATCCAGGCGCGTTCACCCTCCGCAACCGGCGCGGTATGCGTCCACGCGAGCGTGGTGAGCGTCCCCACTTGGCCGAGGAAGCCGTCAAGCGCCTGCGCGTCGGCCACGCTCTCAAGCCACAGCCGATAGCTGATCTGGCGGGGACGGATGACCGGCACGGCGGCATGGGTCAGCACTTGCGTCACCACCCCGGAGATGCCCTCAAGGCGGGTAATCACGGGATCACGCTGCCAATCAAGGATGCCGGTCGTGGACAGTGACCGGAGCACGCCAAACGGAATCCGCACGGTCCCCACCTGGAATCCGGTGAAGCGGTGGATGATGGGGTTTTCGGTGCGGAGGTCCATCGCTTAGAAACCTCCGCCGAGATGGCGCTTCGCGGCCTCGGCCCCGGCGGCGAAGAACGCATCGAGGTCACTGAATCCGTGAATAGGACCGTAGTTGTTGAAGGTAAAGCCCCCGCCTCCGCCAGATTGGCCCATCTTGGCCGCGGTCTCCGGGTGCGGCGTGACAAACGTCCCGACCGGCACCGTGTAGAGCCCGGGCGTCATGGCGATGGCGCTACCGCCGTTGGCGAAGCGGAGATGTTCGTAGCCTGCCTCAGCTAAGACCGCTTGCGTCATGCCGCCGTTGGCGTAGCCGAGGACGCCGCCGTGCATGCCAAAGATGTTGCCGGCGCTCAGACCCGAGGTGTTGCCAGTGACGACATTGACGACGGCCGTGGCGACGGTGCCGTCGATAGCGGCGAGGGCGTTCCCGATGCCACGGATGCCGGACTCCGAGAGTCCCGAGAGTCCGACAAAGACATCGGCACCAACGGCGGTGCCGTCGAGTTCGTCCAGGGCGTCATGGAGAGCCGTCGTCTGGTCGTAGCCCTCAAGCGCGCCGGTCAGCGTGACCTCGGTCCCCGTGGTCCCCGGCAGACCCGCCAAGGCCAGCACCAACGCCGTCACCGCGCCCGTGAGGCCAGTGACAGCGCTATTCGTGCCGTTCAGCGTTTCGTTCAGGCGGTCGCCGGTACTCATGTTCTCGCCGTACTTGACCGCGAGTTCGCCCGCCGAGATGGCGGCATCTTCCTGTCCGGCGTTCAATCGCTCCAGCGCAGGCACGGCATCGTCGAGGAAGGCGAGTTCGTCCTTGCTCAGTTGTTGCCCTTCGGCCCGGCGGTCGTTGAGAATCTTTTGTGCCCGCTCGATATTCGATATCTGCGAGCCGTACTCGCTGAATTGCTGATTGAAGACGTCGCCCTGCGCGATCACGCCGTCCTGAATGTCCTTGAACGTCGCGAGGGCGTCGCCCGCCGTGCCGATGCCGAGCGCCATCCGTTGCGACGCCGACGTCACGGCCTGGATTGATCCGGTCAGCCCGCCCATCGCCGCATCGCCGGCCGAGGCTTGAGCGGCGAGGGTGCCGAGGGTAGAGGCGCCTTCCTGGGCTTCGACCCGCCACAGCAGCGAGGCGTCCGCCGCCGCTTTCGCCGCCTCGGCGTGTTCGGTCATCGCCTTGCCGTTTTCGAGACTGGCTTGGAACAGGTTATTCAGACTGCCAGCGTTCTCGTCGTTGGCGGCGGTCAGGAGTTGCGTCGCGTAGATATCATCGTATTTGGCCTGGACGGTATCGGTGATGGCGTCCGCGCCCTCCGATGCCCGCTTCGCCAGGTTGCCGAGACTGTCCGCCGCCGTGTCGCTGTTCTTCGCCCAATCAAGCAGCGTCATGACGTTGAGGTGTTCCCAGTCCTCCCCCACCGAAACGAGTCGGCCGAAGACTTCCGAAAACGTGGTTGTTGCCTCGCTCGCCTTGACCGCCGCCGCGTCGTACTCGGCCATCGACGCGGCGAGGTCTTGCATCGCGTTTTCGTACGCCTGCAACCCCGCGATGCCGTCCTTTTTGAGTTGGTCGCTCAAGAGTTGCGCTTGGCGCAGGATTTCTTCCTGGCCGGGGCCGGCGTGGGCGAAGATGGCATCGAGCGCCGCCATCGTTTCGCCGTACTCCCGTGCCGCGTCTTTGCTTGAGCCGAACTGCTCCTCGATCGCTTTCAGTTGATCGAGACTCGCTTGCATCGCGTCGAGTTGCGGTTGAACGTCCGGCCCCGTCAAGTTCTCCTGAATCTGGGTATGGCGCATCGCGTCTTCGAGCGCGTCGATCGCGGAGCCGAGGTCGGACGTCGAGGCGCCGATGCTGACAAAGGTGGCCCGCATCTCCGCGCCGATGAGCCCCGTCGCGTCGCCTGCTGCCAATAGCGCATTGATCGTGTCAACCAGCGAACTCGTCGCCTTCTCCGCGTCGCGGACGGCGTTGCCGTAGTCGCTGCCCAAGTGTTCCGCGAGGACGACGACGGCCGTGGTGGCCGCGCCCGCTGCCAGGGCCAACCCCACCGGCCCCATTGCTAGACTGAGCGCCGAGGTCGCCAGTCCCGCCTTCGTCAGATTGGGCGCAATCGCCCCAATGGCCGAGCCCGCCAACGTAAAGCCAGCCGACACACCGGGAAGCAGCGCCAGCATCGGCGCGAACCCACCAACCGCCCCGCCGATGGCGTCGGTGACGTTCGACAATTCCTCACGCAGGCGAGCGTAGGTCGTCGCGTGCGCCTCGGCCTGCCCGGCGACTTGTTGCTGGATTTGCCCTAACGCCTCTTCCGCCGTTGCGCCTTCGCGGACCACAATCCCATACCGCTGAAGGATCGCGGTATTCCCCTCGTGAACCTTGCCGACCAGTTCGGCGGCAGATTCCAGGCTCATCCCCTTGGCGGCTGCCAGGTCGAAGACGAGCCCCATTTCATTGATCGCCACGGACGCCGAGCCGGTGATCTGTGTCAGGGCCGAGATGGCTTGCGACGCCGCCTCGTCGTCTTGACCGAGTTGGACCGCTCGGGCCCCGACTTCCTCAATCTGCGCGGCGTAGGTCTCGAATGATTCGCCGGTCGCCGCGATGCTCGCTTCTAACTGGCGTTGAATCGCCGCCGCATCTTGGGCGCTACGGCTCCACTGGCCGAGGATAGCGGCGCCGGTCGTGATCGCCGCCCCCATTGCGGCCATCCGCCGATTCAGGTCGTCGGAATCCTTGCCCATGTCTTTGAGGGACGCGCCGGCCTTCTTGGCTGCGGCCTCGGTCGTGACGCCCATCTGTTGCGCGCCGGTTGAGACGGCCTTGAATTGGGCGACGACTTGCTCGCCGCCTTTGGACCGGATGACGATTTCTAAGGATTCATCCGCCATCTGCTAGACTCCCACCGGTCGGGACGCGCCGACAGCAAAACGCCGGGCAGCGGTTGTGACGCTCCCGGCTTGGCACCACGACACAGGAGGTCGAGATGCAATCCCATGCTATTGCACCCATCCGCGACAGACAAGCGATCGACGAACGCGAGGACGAGGTCGTCGTCACCGGCGTCCATCTCACGTTCGAGAATATGTTTTTCCTCACCCTCATGTTCACCATCTCGCAGGCCATCATCGGCGCCGTCATCCTCGTCGTCCTCTGGTGGCTGCACATCATCGGCTAACCCACCTGACCGTAGGCGTCGTCCGGCTGGTCGAGCACCGCCTTTTCCATCCGAGCGTCCTCCGTCCCCTGCCGGATCGCCTGCTGCAGGTGCTCGGCCTCCGTCCACCGTGCCGCGTCTTGTCTGACCATCTGATCGGGCGGCAGCGGGCGAAGATCAAAGCGTTGGACGAGGTCGTAGCCGTCCGGCATCTGGCGCGGGTCGAAGTCCGCCGCCTGCAATCCGAGCCTCACTCGCTCACGGTAGCGGGCGAAGACTCGGTAAGCTCTTTTTTTTCGGCCAACTCCGGCGCGGGGAGATGCTGAATCGTCTTGAGACGGACCGCCAGCCACGCCGCGACTTGCCAATCGAGGGCGCGAAAGATGTCCGGTCCCGCCTCGGCAGGTGGGGGAAGAGCGATCGCCTCACCGGTCTTTTCGTTGACAGCTTCCGCGTTCCATTCGAGGACGTAGGGCGCGATAGCGGCGCGGTGTTTGTCGGTGGCAAAGACGATGACGCCGTCTCCGTTCTCGTTCGGGCGCATCGCGGACGGGATGGCGTCCAACTGCTCAAACGAGAGGTTGGTTTGCACGGTCACGGTGAGGGGTGGCGATCCCTCTTCCGGCGCCAGGTCATCCCAATCGCAGACAAGTTCGCGCGTGCGCTTCTTCGGCCGGTAGCCGGGTGGGCGGGACGGGGTGACGGCCTGCGGGTGTTTGCGTCGAGTCATGGGGTCTCTCCCTACGGCAGCGCCACCAGCTTGTGCTTGACCACCACGCGCATCACCTTGGCCGCTGAGGCGTCGAGATAGCCCTTGAACTGGAAGACCCGCGTCAGGTTGCTATTGCGGTCCTGGTCGCGGGTTACTTCGTTCCAGTACCCGGCGTACACGTCAATACGGGCAAGCTTCTTGGTGCTGGCGCCGGAGTCGATGGTCGATCCCTCGCGCTGGAAGCGGAGGAGCCTGGACGCCTTATTTTTGTACTGGTTATATTCTGCGAGGTCGTCAAACTCGATCCGTACCTGTCCGGTGACGCGCCGCCAGCCCTCGCCAATCTTGGCCGAGTAGCCGCGCTCGTACTCCAAGAACCGTTTAGGGTTCATGTCCAGCGCATGCGTCACAGACCAGCTAATCGCCTTGTCGAGCAGTTGCGTCGTGCCGATCGTTCCGCCAGCGTTGTCGATAAAGACCTTGGTCCCCGCCGCCTTGATCTTCTCGTAGGCGGGGACCGCGATACCGGCGGTAAATTGGGCGGATATCTCGAAGGTGTTGGTGTTGGCGACGGCCGCGCTGAACGGCGGATCGACCGTCAGCGTCGTCGCGTCGTTGTCGATTACTTTGCGCGCGTCCCCGATGGCGGGGCCGGAACGGATGAACACGTAGGCGCCGATGAGCCCGTCCACGGTCCAGCCGGCAGCCGCCTTGATGACGGTCGTGGTACTGCCGCCGGTCGCGGTCTGGACGCCCGTGACGGTGCCCGCCTTCGGGGCGTTGGTCGTGAGGAAGGTCGTGCTATCCCACTTCCAGGAGCCTTCGGCGTCGTCAGTGTCGGCGGCAATGGTCCATTGCTTATGCATGACGCCCTTGGCCAGCTCCGGCAGTCCTGGCGGGCCGTGCTCGACCACCATGCTGTCGATGTCCGTGAGTGCGGCGCAAGGGTCGTACGTGTTGGTGTAGCCCGGTGTGGCGTTGCCGTCCGTGACAGGCACCGCCCCGTCGCCGTTCATCCCGTAGCGCAGATGCGTGGCTAGGGACTCGTATGTCAACAACTCCGCATAGGTGCCGTTGACGTCGTACGGTCCGAGTTCCGGCGTTACCCACGGATCGAGGGTGCCGGTGTACTCCTCACGTTCGATCAGGGGCTCCGTCTCGGTGACGCGGAAGTCGCCCATGAGTTGAAACGTCGGCGTGCCGCCCGCGCCGCGGGACGCTTCGGTGCCAGCGAGAGCGCGGACCTTGGATCGTTCGTTTGGCAGGAGATTGACCGCAACCATTACGACTCACCGCCTTTCGACTTGGTTTTCGGGGGCGCGGGCGCCTCGTACAGCGACGACGCCTTCGCTTCCTGCAATGCGTCAGGCGGGATCGCGGCCACGTCCTCCGCGGTCAGGTCGCGTTGCGGCACACCGGGGATGTACGACGTGCCGTCGCCCGTGTAGTGGAGGACGATCGGTTCGTCCTTGGTCTCCGGTTCTGCCATCTCACCCTCCCACCGCTGATCTGTGGAGCTTCACGTCAAGGAACACGGGCAGCCCCCAATAGCGGGCGTTCAGGCCGTAGCCCAGGAGGCCAAGTTCTTCCCAATCGCTGACGACGCACCGCGCCACCCGTCCGCCGAGGGTGAACCCTTCCGCCTCGGCGTAGTCGTCGGCGGCGAAGGCGTCCACGAACGGCATGAGCAGCCCGTCGACGGCCTGCACTTCCGACTCGACCGCGCCCCGCATCGCGACCGCGAGATGCGTCTTGACGCGCAGCGTCCACATCTGGTTGGCCCCGTGGACGATCGTGCCGCTGGCGCCGAAGACGATCACGGCGGGGACAATCGGCAGCTTCGACGGCGCCGGGTAGTACGCCCCTTTGATCCCCGTGACCGTGCCCGCCTGGGCCGCGATGGCGGCGTAAATCTCGGGCAGCGTCGGCGGCGTCCAGGGGGCCACGCCTCACCCGCCCTTCGTGATGCGGTTGACGATCCGCTTCGGCACCTGGGCGAACTCCCGCCGGACTTCCGGTTTTGATGCCTCCCACGACCCCATGAACCAGCGGTCTCCCGGCATCCCCTTCACACTCCGGGCGAAGACGGTTTGCCCACCGACCTCGAAGCGCAGCACCTTGGCCCGCTTCGGCGTGATCGGCGCCCCCTTCGGCCCGTAAATGCCGGTGCCTTCCTCAAGCCAGCGCCCGAGCGGCATCGCCGTGTGCACCTTGGTCTCGAAGGCGAAGCCCGCCCCCTCCGTCGCAAACCTCAGCGATCCGGCGACCCGCTTGCTCCGAACCTTCGCCACCATCCGCCGCACGACGATGGCCCCGGCGCGGTCGCCCGCCCGCTTATGTTCGTCCTGGACGATCTGCGCCACGCCCGCGCCGTAGCGGCGAACCAGACTCGGCAGCTTCGGGATGTCAATGTCGATGTCCACGGATCACCCCTGCCAGGCGGCGTAGCGATCGAGGAAGGCTTTGACGCGGGGGTCTTTCCACGGATCGCCCTGGACGAACGTCTCGCCCTCGGAGCTTGAGCCGCCGACGTCGCCGTCCGCCGTCTGATCCTTGCGCCAGTAGCCAGCCACCAGAACGTTCGCCGCTTCAACGATGATCGGGTCGATGGGCTCGCCCGCCTGGTCGGCCCAGATGCCGGTGACGACGATCGTGCCCCACCAGCCGAGACCGGGCACCGGATCGCGGTTGACGGCAGCCCACCCGAACGGATCGCCCATCCGGTAGATGCCGCCGTAGAACGGCCCCTGCTGGTAGACGAGTTCGTAATCGACACCCCGCTCTAGTTCGACGCCATCTTCAGTGACGGTGGTGACGGTTGAGAGCGGGATACCGAGCGAGAGCGTGTCGGTCCAGGTGGCCGGGATGAACGTCCGGCTAACGTCCTCCCCGGCCGTCCCGTAGGTCGCTCCCGCCGCGAGACCCGCCTTGTCTTCCATCTGCCGCGAAACGACGGCGTTTAGGTCGTCGAGGCGGTTGTCCTCGTCATACTCGGAGAGACCGAGCATGGCCTTGATTGCTGGAATGCTCCCGTAATCAGCCATTGCCTACCCGGCGGTGTCGCCCGTTGCGGCCTTCTTCGCCGCCTCGTCCGTCTCCGGCGTCGGGGCGCCGCTCGTCACGCCGGCCAGTGTGTATGCCTGATTCGGGGTCTGGTCGACCTCGGTCCCGGCGAAGCCCTGCGCAGCCTCCTGATCGGCTTGCGCTTGCATCTCTGCTTGGCCCGCGTCCTTGTCGGACGCGGTTTGTCCGAAACCGGACACGGCTTGTCCGGCCTTCGGGGCTGCGGTTGTGGTCGGCTTTGGCTCGCTCATCGGTCGTTGCTCCGTTCGCATCAAGGGCCCCCACGCGGAACGAGATCGCCGCACCGCGCGGGGATCGCCCGTCATCCGATCCATCAGGGTCTTAGGCGTAAGTGCGCTGGAAGGACACCACAACCATCCCGCCGGGGTCGGCCAGTCCGGTCGAGCCGACGTGCGTGGACACCCATTCGAGGATGTCGCCCTCGGTGACCACGAGATCGGCCGCGGTCACGGACAGGGTGATCGTCGTTTCGTCGTCTGCCGGCGCGTTGACGGTGGAGACAAACGCCTTCAACGCAACCACCGTCGTCCCGCTGCCTGCCTGCCCCTTGTTGACAAGCGAGCAGGTGCGGGACTCGGTGTTCGCCCCGGTGAGGACGGTATCTGGCGCGTAGGTCACACTCGCCACTGTGGCGGCAAACGGCACGCGACAGATATTCGTGGTCTTGTCGGCAGCGGCGGCAACGGCCGGGACGTTCTCGCTGCATCGTGCAACGGGTGAGGTATCGGTCATTGGTCAAACTCCTGTGATAACGCGTGGGGACGACCGTGCGCCGACTAAGACGCCGGGCTGCGTAGGACTGCAGCCGGGTAGCGGTTGGCTTCGGTGCCTTGCATGTAATTGATGGGGTTGGACACCTGCCAGCCGGCGCGAAAGACGATTCTCAACGCCGTCATGTCCTGCTGCATCAGGTTGTAGATAATCGCCCCGGTGTTGTCTTGGATGATGCCCTCGGTGTGGATCGTGACCGTAAAGTCCTGACGCACGCCGAGGATGAAGTTCTCCCGCTGCATCGCGAACAATTCAGCCGCAGAGAGTCCGGTCGGCCACTGCCCGAGCATCGGGTAGTTGGTTGGCACGCCCCAGATCGCGGAGACCGCCGCGGCCTGGTCCATCAGGAGTTGGCCGTCGCTGCCACGCGCCGAGCGTAGGCGGGTTGCCAGGAGGGGGTTGCCGACGAATCCCGTCGTCGCGTAGCCGTCTTCGAGGAGCTTGCCCATAAGCAGGTTGACATCCTCGATGAGCCCGCCTGCTGCCGCTGCCGTGGTGCCGCGGAACACTTCGTTCCCTGCTGAATCGGCAGCCGTCGTGATGTTGACGGGCCACGATGCCGGCGCGCTGGTGCCGAAGAAGATCGCCGCATCAAGCAGACGAGCGATCGCGTTCTCAAGCAGCGGGCGGATGTTGCCGAAGACATCAAAGCCAGAGTCCGCAAGCACCGCGTCGGGGATCGGCACAATCGCGGCCATCTCTTCGATGTCGAGGTACTTGTTCGCCCAATTGGCTTCCGTCGTCTGCTTGAGGCCGGTGTCGCCGTTCACGAAATAGGCAACGGGCAACGCGGAGACGATGGGGAAGCGGGTCTGATTGCTGGGGACGTTGATACGGGTAAAGAGGTTGAGGGCTGCGGACCTCGTTTCGATGCCGCCGAGCATGATGTTCGAGACTTGCTCGCGGACCAACGCTTGAAGGTCAGTCCGTGAAATCAGATTGTTGTAGGCCATGAATGATGCCTCGCTTTATCGTGCGGGGCATCGCCCCGCGTCTTAGGCGCTGGCGTGACCGGCGGCGCGACGGATGGCGGCGTTGATCGCCGCGTTCGGGTCGCTGCCGACATCGCCGCCCTTGCCGCCGTCGCCGCTGCCACTCACCAACCGGAACAGTTCCGGGTAGTCCGCTTTCGCGGCGGCAATGGCGTCCTCGACGTTGGTTGGCTTGCCGTCCTCGAACTCCAACCCCTCCCGCACCAGGCGGAAGATCGCATCGGGCCGTAAGGCGTTGGCCTTACTCGCCGCGGTCGTCACGAGCCGCTCGGCTCGTTCGGACTGCAATTCGGTCAGCAGCCGGTCGTGCTCGCTCTTGAAGCGGTCACGCTCGGCTAGGAGCCGTTCGAGTTCGGGTTTCTTGTCGTCCTCAGCCGCCTGGACTTTGGACTCAGCCTCCCGGAGTCGTTTGCGGAGGCTGGACGCCTCGCTCCTGAGCTTCCGGGCATCGTCGAGGGAGATGGTCTGCGCGGTGTCCGCCTGGGACTGATCGTTAGCCGCATCGTCCGCCTGGGACTCATCGGCCGGGGTCTGGTCCGACATCGTGCCTCCTGGGCTCGATTGTCCGGGGCACACACCAAACAGCGGCCCCATCGTTGGGTCGCTATCGTATCACACTTGTTTCAACAGGTGATACGTGGTTTCAGTCAGTAGAACGAGAAGCGGGCGGAAGGCAATGCGCCCCGTTGCCGCCGTGCCACAATCCGGGCTGACCAACATGGTAATAGCCCGCACTCATACGAATGAACGAGACGATGGTCGCCGAGTCAAAGATTGGTCCGGTCGTTACAACCGCATGAGCCGACCCTGGCTGCTGCGAACAGACGTACCCAACCCCGGCCGCTTCTGCCTCCGTCTGGGTGCGGAACGAGGCGATTGGCTCGCCTTCATCGTCATTGATGTGTTTCCAAAGATAGAACACGCACCATCCCTATCGTGAGTCGCCCACAGGCGGCAAAAAGATCATCAGGCACACGCAGCCAAAGTGACTGCGTCTTGGCACGCTCCGGGGATCGTAGAGGCCGGGCCCGTGCCCCGTGTCGCGGCTCGCGTTCTCATCGCAGTCGTCGGCATCATCATGCCACGGTGCCAGGTCCCACAGCACCAGCGCCCCTGGTGTCCGTTGCGCCTTATTGACGCTCGTCTGCCCGTGCCGGTCGACGATGTCAGCCATGATGAGATGACGGGCCGGCACCGCCACCCGGCCAGGCAAGGCCGGACCGGAGAGACGTTGTGCCCGACTGGCACGCCGCAGCACCCCCGCCGGATCGCGCCTCGTCGCGTACCACGGATCGGCGTACTGTCCAAGGTGCGTCGCGACGTCCTCGGCCGGTCGCCCGGTGGCAGCGGCGTTGCGAAGCACCCGCTCAACCTGCCCCATCGCTCGGCGCCTACCGTCCGCGAGAGTGTGCCGCGTGGGGATGAGGTCGCCCTGATCGGCTGCCTTCCATGCCGTTGCTGGATTCGGAGCTGCCGATGCGGCGAGCACTTCGGCGGCAGACAGACCGCGGGAGATGACGAGCGCCGCCCGTTCGTCGAAGATGGCGAAGAGGCGACGCAGCTCCGCGATGGCGAGCTCGGCATCGGTGACGGTCAAGACGCCGTCGTGGGTGTGTCGGGCGATGATCGCACGCACCTGGGGCGACAGCGGCGCATAGATAGCGTCAATCCGTAGGTGCAAGGCCGCTTGCAGTTCGCGGAGGGCGCGCCCTTGGTTCATGGCTCGTCTTGGTCGCAGAGTCCGTTCTCCCCACTCAAGCCGTCATCGCCGTTTCATCCTCGCCCGTCAACTCGCCATTCGCAATCTGGTCGGCCACCATCGGCACCAGCGCGTCCGCCTCCGCCAGCACCTTCGCGACCTCATCCTCGTCAAGCCCGAGCGCCAACCGCAGGATCGCCGCCAGTGGCATCCCGGCTAACCCGTACTGCACCGCGAGGTCAGCTTGCTCCTTGTCGGAGCGCGGCTCGGCCGGCTCATACCGCGCATCGAGCTGAAACGTGAGGTTCATCCCCGTTTGCCGCAGCGCCAGGTTCATCGCGTCTTCCCAGACGTTGCCGAAGGCGGTCTGCCGATCCTCCACCTTGCGGACGAACGGCGCCTCCGCGGTCTTGAGCGCCTCGCCGCTCGGGAAGTCCGCTGTCAGCCCGAGGTAATGCACCGGAATCCGTGACACACGGGCCACCATCAGGTCAAACGCCGCCGAGAGGGCAATCAACTGCGTCAGGTCGATCGTCGGGAGCTGAGAGACGGTCGTCTCAGCGTTCGGAAACGCCCCAATCTTATCGTCAACCGTCTCCCACGGTTTGCGCACGACCTTGAACGGGTCTTCGAACTGCCCAGTGACTTCGTTCTTGCGTGGCGTCCAGCCGGTAATCGCGATCCGCGGCGAGCCCGCATCCTCACTCGCCGCCATCAGTTTCGCCAGGGTCGCATTCAGCCCGTCTTGCAGGGGGATAACGTCCTTGAGTTCGGAGCGCCCGTACCTTCCCGTCCTCGCGTTGTTGCCGAAGTGGAAGACGGGGACATTCTGTGCCCCCTCCCGGAACCAGGCGTAGCGCAGCGGCCAGGTCAGGTCGGTATCCGGTTGGTAGCGCTCGAACCCGTTGGCGTTGGGGGTCCCCTGTTGCTTCTGCGCCGTGATGTACTTCTCCAGGCGATCGGGCAGGTAGAGATTGAGGCGCCCATAGCCGTTGCTGTCGATCCAGTACTTGACCGCCATCACGATCAGTCCGGGTTGCTCATCGTCCCACAAGACGCGGACGTTCTTGGCTTCCTCCGGCCAGATCGTCGGGCGTCCGGTGACGACGCTGGGCCAGACGATCGCATACCCATCGCCTTCGGTCAGGGCTTCGGCGTTGATCTCGCCCTCGCGTTTGTCCATCCGGTTTTCGGCCCAGAGGTTGTTCGCTGCCGTGACCGAGGCGCCGCCCGGATCGACAAATCCGGTCAGGTGGATGCGGTCGGCAATGGCGTCGACGACGGGGGCGCAGCGGTTGTAGGTCAGGGCGTCGAAGATGCCGCGGAGCGAGGCGGCGAGTTTGGCCGAGGCGAAGCGGAGCGACTGATCGCCGTCGTAGTAGGCGGCATAGGTGGCGTAGTCGGTGGCGCGTTCGGTGTCCTTGAATCGGTCGGTGGCCCATTTCACCGCATCGGCTGGGATCGTCATGGCATCCTCACCAACTCGCGAAGTCGCCGCCGTCGACCAGCGCCATCACGGCGTACCGCAGCGCGTCCATCGCGTGATCGTTGCCCGGCGCGGGCAAGTCCCGTGCGGTCGCGTTCTTCGGGTAGGCGTACGCATCGAACTCGCCAATAGTATGTGG